CTAGCTCTGCCGTAAACGGGCCTCGGTAATCAAAATGTGATTTAGCTTGGTCAAGGTCATCAATAAAGCATGAAGATGTGAGCAAATCATCTATCTTGATAATTTTCTCATTAACCTTCATAGTTGAAAGATAATCAGCAGGAGTATCAGCACCATCTTGGTCAGTGATTAATGATTCACCGGGAGTGTGGTACTTAGCAACCGCTTTGCCTGTGAGAGGCACTTGAGCCGAGCGACCCGAAGAAATGGTTCTAACTCGTGTTAAAGGGAGCATGATGTTCGCTTCAGAGAATGCAGTAGCAACCTCACCCGCAAACACCTTTAAAAACATAGCGTTGTCAGTAGCCCACGTTCCAGTATGTGCACCAGAACCGGACGCCTGACCGCCTAAAGAGACTTTCATAGCCATAATAAAATATTCCTAAAGATAAGGGAAAAGAGAGAGGGTTAAAATTTTGCTTGTGCTTTCTTGTAAGTTATCCGTCGTAACGGGCTAACAGTAATTGCCTTCAGCGATAGCTTAAATACTAGAGTTATTCAATTTCTGCGCCACTGATTCTCGATATGCACTATCGGTTTTGTAACGCGGGTCTTTCATAGCTTCTCGTACTTCAGCCATTGATTTGTAGTAACCGGAACCCGAGAGGGCTTGGTTACCTTGAACTAATTCAGGAGACTTACCTACGGCTTTTGTATATTGAGCATGTAGCCCTTGTATTGCCATACGTGCAGTTTCCGGATTTACTTCAAGAGCTTTATCAAAAGCTTCGATTTCAGCTTGAGATAAAGATTGCTGTGCCCATTCAGCCATTGCTTGATAAGCTTCTTGCCCACCAACAATTGACATCAGTTGGTTAGCTTGAGCTTCAGCAACAGCCTTTTGGCCTTCAGCATATCTATCAACAAACGCTTTTGGTAAACCCATTTTTTCTAACTCATTATATTGTTCATCAGTAAAAGTAAAGTCTTGATTACGCCAAGCGTCAGATAGATCGTTTAATTTTTGTTCATTTAGAGAGGGAACTTCAGATTCTCCAGTTTGTTCTCCAGTCTCAGAAGAAACCTCTGAACTCTGCTTATGCTCGAGTTCGCTATACGCTTTAGCGAGGTCTTCAGGGCTGTTAAACTTCTCCGGTAACCATTCTGGACGTTCGTCCATAGGAGGTTGAGTTCCATCTGTAGTTTCAGTTTGAGATTGTTCAGTAGATTCTTCATCGGTTGCGGTGGTAACGTGGTCGTATTGCATGGTGTTAATTAAACTTGTTCAGTTGGTTCAGGAGCCATCATAGATTTTGCCCCTTCTTGAATTACTCCCGGTGCAGATTGTTGTACCATTTGCATCATCTGTGCTTGCTGTTGTTCAGCCATAATATCTTCTTGGTCACGTACGAGCCCTTCAGGATCAATTCCAAGAGAACCGGCGCGACGAGTTAGATACTCAGAGATGTCAATGTACTGATTAATTGCATCAGGACCAAAGATTTGTCCAATGCCTTGTATAAAAGCATCAAGACGATTTAAGTCTTGCCCCCTACCTAACGCATCAACTCCAGTAATAATCATCGGAGTTATGTACTTCTTAGGTAGTTTAGGTAGTTTACCGGCTTTCTGTAATTGTTCTAACAATCGTGTAACAAGCGGTAACTGTAGACTAACAGCCAGTTGACTATAAACAGAACTGTGCTGTCGTTCGATAGACTGTTGAACTAACCTGACTTCTTCTGCTGTAACACGCTCGGCGTTACGAATGGTGTCGGTTGTCAACAAGAAAGCGTAGTTTAAACGCTCTTGAATTTTATTGATTGTTTCAAATGCAATGCGGAAGTCGGCAAACTTACCTAACTGGAGAACGGTAACATCCTGTGCATTACCTTCCCGTATGGCTCCGTTAGGCGCTTCTGCAATTGTCCTTGCTCTTGTAGTACCGTTAGGCGCTACAAGGAATAGACAACGAGCCGCGGCCGCCGACCCCTCGACAAGTGCTTTTTGAAGTGCTTCCATTGACATAAGGTCGCCAAAATATTCTTCAACTAAAGATCTTCCATAGTCAAGTCCGTCAACTACATGTAACCTTAAAGCCATAAATGGAACCTTATCTAAAGGGAATTCACCATCAGTCTCAGGAATAATTGTTCCATAGATTTCTTGATGGATATAGTATTTATCTCCTTCTCTGTAACAGCAAGTGTATAGCTCACACTCTTGGTCACCATCTTTACCTTTTAATTCAATGATTTCTTTTGTTTCAGGAGGTAAAGCACTATGAGCAATTGTTTCCTTAGTAATGATTTTAAGGATATTGCCACTGGAGTCACGTTTTACTACGTAGTTATTCAGATTAAATAAGCGTAGTGTATTATCAGGTCGAAGATAGAGAAGACAATTTCCGGCTACAATTAAATGCTTTAACGCTTCTGCCAAAGAGGGACGAAAATTAGCAATCTCTATCTCCTTCATTACAGCACGTTCCATGCGAGATAATGAAGAATCAATTTCAGATTTTATTTCATCTAACCCTTCAAGCTCTTTAAGCGCTTTACTATCTAATGTTAAACGAAAAAATGGTTGATCCTGTGGAGGAAGTAAAGCGAGCAATAAAGCCGCACTTAGGTTATTAACCCCACGAGCGCCAATTGAATTGTATGGGGTTTCTATTCTCGAAGTGTCATTAAAACCCTCATCAACAAATAGTGAAGGTATAGTTAATTTGGCGCAATCACGCGCTCTTTCCAGTACGGGCCGGCGCTCACTAGCTAACTTTTCGTAGTCGGTTGATAGGTGGCTATTAAGGTAGTCCATGAGTATTAATAACCACTGTTAGTTCCACCCGAATTATCTTGGCCCATATACGAACCTAACCTTAAACCTCCAAGACCACGACCTCTCATCTGTTCTGCACCGCCGACTTTCTTTGCACCGGCCTTCTTCAAGTTTCCTATTCGAGTTGCAGTTCGAGCAAAGGATTGTTTGATTTCGTTTTCAGCTAAGTTGGGAGGGAGGGGAGCTCTTGGTCTTCTAGAAGGTAGGCACATCGTCTTGGTCAAATATGGTGTTTTCTTCCTCCTCTTTTTTCTTAAGTAGGAAGTCGATAACGCTACGCTGACCGGCCTTGTACCAAACTTCACGCTCAGATAAAGATAAATCAGGGTGGCGGTTTGGATAAAGTTTATCTAAAACTTCTAGTAATTTTCTAGGGATTATCGGTAAGTTTTCCATTGGAATTTAAAAAAGCATATAGCAAAACAGAGTAATTAATGAGGTCTAATAGTGTATCAAGTATCTTTTCGTCCTTTACTTTAGGCTTATTACCGTTCATCATAGTCGAAAGTCTTGACATTTTATCGGTCATTCGTACCAAAAAACCTAACTCGGTAGAGGTAATTCCCATACTTTCTACTCTTTCAAAGTTTGCAAAAGGAGTGTTACCGCTTGAGCCGGCGTAGTCATGATTCTTAGCTTTCATTAATTCATGCGCTTGAGAGCACATGTCTTTATGCAGTTGTAATAGTTCGGTCGTATTCATTGTAGTGAGTAGGTTCCCAAAAGGAGATGTGTCCGGTTTTAAAATCATAATCCGATCCACGTAAAATGTAGGCTAATCGTGCTTGTTGTAGGGCATAGTCTTCATTTAAGTCAGCACCCGCAAAAATCTCTAACATGTTAGCCCACATTTCGCTAGGTGGTGCAATACGTAAATTACGCTTTGCCTTTACTATCCCTATGCCCGGACAGCCTTTAAAGTTATCAGCAGTATCTCCAACTAAAGTTTGTATGTAATGATTGTAGATAGCTTCGTGAGGTGTAATTTGAACCACACCCTTTTCTTCTTTAGATGGATTAAAGTGCATGCCCGGCACAGTTAATAAGTCTTTATCTGAGCTAACCATAATGTCACCCTCATCTGCCAACAAACCTAGAAGGTCATCAGCCTCAAGATGGGGAACTATACGACATGGATACTTTTCTAAACAATGGTCGCGCAGTGGTTTCAAAAGAACTGGTTTACGTTTACCTGAACGGTTTGCTTTATAAGTATCACTTATCTTTAATCTAAAAATATCCTTACCTGAAAAACAAATAACAAAATTATTAACGCCAACTATTTCAATAGCTCTTTGGAGTTGTTCATGAAAAATAGACTTAGCTTTGTTTAAGTCACCATAAACTGTCCAGTAATCTTCAGAGGCGTCCCAACATAAATCTCGTTCAGCGGTGAAAGATGATTGATATAAAAAGATATCACCATCAATTATTATTTTAGATTTGACCATATTTTTAGTGGGTCTCTGCCCAGTTATTTCCAATTTTGTAGTCACCGTCTAGAGGGCAACGAAGATTAAAGAACCGTCCGGCTTCCCTAAACGATTCAACTATTATCTCACCAACTTCTTCGGCAAGATGTTCACGTACTTGAACTTGTAACTCATCATGAATATGAGCTACTTGACATACGTCATCAAATGACCATCCTTTCATAATAAATTTATCATTAGCTAACACAGTTGCTTTCTTCATACAAACTGCAGCTCCACTCTGTAACAGTGTATTTAAAGCACTATGCTCTGAACGACAAGTTAGTGGTCTACCGTCTAAACCAACAAGGTATCCCTTACTTTTATATACTTGCTTAACTTGTTCAATCAAAAGTTTTAGTGCGGGCATCCCATTTAGAAAACGTGTTTGTAACTTCTTACCGACAGCCGGAGACACGCCAATAGTCTCTCCTATTTTTGCCGGACCACCACCATAAAGAGTACAGTAAATTAAAGTTTTTGCTTTATTACGGCCGTTTGGATCTTCTCCAAGCCCGGCGGCATGTTGGTTTACTGAGTGTATATCGCCACTAAGTATCGCGTCTACATAATCATTAGACCACTTTCCAGTATAGTGAGCAAGTATACGTAACTCTACTTGAGCCAAGTCCGCCCC